TACCAAGACTTGTTTCTGTTCTACTTTTTAATTCAGCAGTATATCCAAGTTGATCCACTTCAATACTTTGGGCAGGGTCATCTGTAGTCATTTCACATTTAAATTTAAAACCTCTTGCTATATAAGCACCATTAACAAATGGATTAAATTGAGAAAACTCAGCACTAAATGTACAATTACCACTGGCTGATTGGCTGATAGTTGCAGTTAAAGTAAAAGTATTGGCATTTGGAACAGTTTTGATTTCATAAAAACCATCTAATTCATTAGTTGTACCAGTTGTGAAATCTAATATTACAAAACTACCAACAGAATAACCATGAGAAGATTTTGTAATAGTAATTGTAGTTGCAGTTTGAGAATAAGTGGCAGCTACAGTAGCATCTGGATCGCCCTGTGTTGTAGCCACTAATAACCTAGCGTTTACGTCAAAAGCAGTAGCTCCATCAAAATCTGTCCAAGTGTCAACATTAGCTGTTCTCTTATCAATCAAATCATTAGGGTAAAATCCTTGT